TATCATTAATGTGACGGGAACGGTTGGCGCGGTTGCGATCATTCAACTTGAGAACGAGACGCAGGTAATACCTCCGTACTCATTGGCGGAAGACTACTACACTGATTTTGGGACCGTTGGCAGAGACGTCCCATCAAGTGTTACATTCACAATAACGAACATTGGAACAATCTCGCTAGGAATTCAGAGCGTTACGAACGCCGGTGCATCACCTGATTTCGTTATCGTTCAGGACGTGCCGCTGTTCACGGTTCTTGATCCGGGCGAGTCAACAACCTTCGTTGTCCGAATGAGATCGTCTCTTCTTGGTGAGAAGTTTTCTAATGTTCTCATTGCCCATGACGGCGTTGACACAGACGACGAAACAGACTTCTTCCGAATATTGTTCACTGGCCACGTGGCTGACGGCGGAGCAGGTTCCGGCGGCATCCTGAACAAGAAAATCAAATTTCCTCGTTATCCGAGGACCGATTTATGACGTAATATGAATTGTCGGCCATGGATGGCCACAACCAACTACCGCGCAGGATGCACGACAATGACAATCACCACCCCGCAATCACAGGGTTCAGGAACGCTAATCTCAGGCCGTCAGGACGGATGGAACGACTGCTGGCCAGGCACGCCGATCACCTACAACGGCGGAATCACGTCCGCCGCAAATCGCGGCCCGATCGGCGTATCGTGGGCCGAAGATGCCTATCCGTCGAACGATGCTGCCAATGGCCGCGTTTTCGTACGCATACCGGCAGATAAAACAATCGAGCTGGCGTTCATGGGAAAAGGTGCCGCTGGCACGATCAACTTCGGCGTTTGGGCGTTCAACAGCAACAACGCCGGCAATCGAAAGACAAGTAATATCCTCTGGCTCCCACAGCAGTATCTCGTCGGCGTTGCCGTGCTCGGCGCGATGACTGGAGTTGCTGATACAGCGCGTGATACAAACTGGCTGCTGGCTGATGACATACAACTGTCGCTGGATCGAACACCGGTGCCGTTCACTGAAGTCGAAAACCCCGGCGATGCAATGGCATGGATGAGACTGCGCAGCGCGACGCCGCAGTGCATCGAGATTCAGCTTTCGCTCGGAACTGCGACGGCGGCGAATGTGATCTGGCGCACAAGCTAAATGTATGTCGAAGACGATCGAAAAAAACCAGTTGCTCAAAGATGCGGGCGTCCGTCAGGACGGTGCAATCGCTCGTCGTCATTCGAATATGCCTGCGGCGAAGCGTGCTGTGGAAATCATGGATGCGCTCGTAGAGCACTTCGCTGGCGATCACGAAGAGATGGACACCATGCTCAGGGACTTCATCCTGGGGCAAGGGGACTACGTGACGGATGGCGGCAAAGCACTGCTGAAAACGAATCCGACGGCGTGGCTCAAGGCGTGGGAGAAGTTCAAGGATCGTCATCTCGGCAAGCCGAGGGTCGCTTTGGAGCACAAGGATGAGCGTTCGACCACAGACCCTTTCCGCGAAGGTCTCGACCGCGACGCGCAAGCGGGAGTCTTCGACATCCTCGAAGAAGTCACAATTACCCGTCGCCGTGCCGCCCGTCATGCCGGACCATCTGGAGGACCAGGACCTGATCGACGAGAGGACGGGCAAGCCAGTATTGCTGCCGTTCAATATACAGGACAACATGAGAGCCCGGCACGCGATGGCGGTGAGAGCGGAGAAGGACCGCGCGTACCAATCGACGTTGATTCACTTGTGCAGGAAATCGATCACATTCTGGCTCACCATGTTTGTGTGGACGTATCGTCAGATGCAGGTGGCCGAGGGGGGGAAGACCGAACAGCTTGCCGGAAGAGCGTCGAAGCAACCGTTAATCCTCCGACCGAAGCAGATTGAAGTCGTCAAGGCGATTCAGGAAGCGATTCGCGATGGGCACAATTTGCTGATCGATAAGAGCCGCGAAGAAGGTGGATCACTGCTGCCGGCGATGGTGTTTATGCACGAGTGGCAGTTCGGGGAGAACACGAACTTCCTGATGCTCTCGAATAAAGAGGAAAACGTCGATTCTCGCGACCCTAGAAGTCTGTTCTGGAAACAAATGTTCGCGCTGGAAAACCAGCCGTCATGGCTGAAACCGCATTACGAAAAGACGTTCAAGCATCTTCGCAACCTGGACGCCGACACGATCATCTCCGGTGAAGCGACTGGAAAATCATCGGGACTTGCTGCCCGTGGGCGCGCCGTGCTCATGGACGAATTCGCCGAGTGCGCCAACGGATACACCATTCACGCCAACATGCCCAGCGTGTCACGCTGCTGCATTTACGTTTCCACGCCACGCGGTCCCGGAACATGCTTCACCTGGCTTCGCAATGAGGCACTGCGAACAGGTGAGCCCAAGCGTGTTGAGTTGCCGTGGTGGGAGAATCCCGAAAAGGCACAGGATCTTGAGTGGATACGAGACGAAAAAGGTCGCGTTGTGCGAACGAGCCCGTGGTACAAGGCCGAATGCCTTCGCATGAAGGACCCGATCTGGATCGCCAGAAACCTCAACATGAGCCACGAAGAGTCGGGATCGATGTTCTTCGACATGATGGACATTCAGCGGCAGATCGATACATACGCCCGGCCGAGCATTCCCGACATCAAACAGGGCAAGATCATCTTCCCGCACGCCGACAACATCGTCGCCGAGATCAACAAGGGCATTCGCAGCAAGGACGTGCGTGGGCTGGAATTCATCGAGACAGACGAGGGGTTCTGGCGCTTGTGGTGCGCGATCGGCGAAGACGGCCGGCCGAATCAGTTCACCAGATATGCGCTGGCGGCGGACATCTCGACTGGCAACGGAAGCTCGAACACGGTCATTTCTGTCGGTGATTGCGATACCGGACGCAAGGTCGCTGAATTCGCCTATTCACTGGCACGACCGTATGAGGCCGCGCGGCTGATGCTGGCGGCCGCACTTTGGTTCGGCGGGGCTGATGCGCTTCCACTGCTGGTGTGGGAAGCAAATGGGCCGGGCGGTGAGTTCGGCGACGAGATTTGGAACAGCAGCTATCCGCGCATTTGGTTCCTGAAAGACTCGGGAAAGAGCGACAACGAACGCACGTCGTTGTACGGATGGCACTCGAATCGGAACAGAAAAGAGAAGGTCGCCGGTTCGTTTCGCAAGGCACTAACCACAGACGAATTCATCAATCCGAGCACTGAGGCACTGCAGGAAGCCGCTGAATATGTTTTCTTCGATGGCGGTGCACTCGGGCCAGCGCGACTGAAGGATGAGCCGGAGCAGGGACGCGCTTTGCACGGCGATCGCGTTATTGCGGATATGCTGTTGCACATGGCGATGAAAGAAGAACCGAAATTCAGTGAGAATTCGCGAGCGGTGGAGCCGGGAACGTATGCCTGGCTGCAGGCGCAAGCAAAGGCCAAGACTGCACGAAAGCGCAGCGAGAATGATTTATGGGGACGAGAATGATGCCACAGAACGAAACGCCCGAAGTCGGCTCGAAAGAGTATTACGTCAAGCTGTTTTCGCTTGAGAAGCGATACAAGATGGCCGACGATTTATACGACGTCGATCGCGTCTTCACAGACGATGACCTCAAGCGCATCATCCTCGAACTTCGCCTCATGCCACAAGAAATCACCCGCCTCGCCGCAGAACAGGTCTTGATGGACCGCTGGGCAGCGTCAACAACATCTACGGAGTCGCGCAATGGCAAGGATGCCGAAGCAGACCACAATAACCTCGCAGAAGAGCCGCAAACCGTTCAGTGAGAAGCTGCACGATCAGGTTTTGCTTGGATATAAAAAATTCGAATGGGCGCGGAAGATGCGCATGAACGTCCTGCAACGCATCGCCGGGCCGCATTACGGCGGATCGCGTCGGCAAATGAGACCGATCAACTTGCTCTATAAAACCTATTCGACGTACGCCCCGCGCATCGTCGCGGGCAAGACGCGGTGCAAGATCGGCAGCGACACGATGGGGCTCTATCCCAGCGCGAAGCTGCTGGAGATGGCCTGCAACCATCTGCTCGAAAAGAATCGGTTCGTCAATACATCGAGAACCTGCGTTCAAGACGCGCTTGTCGGAATCGCCTGCGCGAAAACAGCACTGCTTCCGAGCGATTTTCCGTACGGGACATTCGGACCGTTCATGTATCCCGGCCAGCCGTATGTGAAGCGAATCAGTTTCGACGACCTGCTGATCGATCCTGATTCAGCCGACATAAACGAGTATTACTACATCGGAAACCGCTATCACATCGCACTGGAAATCCTCAAGAATGGCGATTACGACAAGCGGGCGATTGAACAGTTGGAACGCGCGGATGAGGCGTTTAATCGTCCTGATCAACGCACCGAAGACATCAGCCGCGGCGACGAAGCTCCAAAGTCAGAAACCTACGATTTCCTCGAATTAGTCGAGGTCTATGACAATTACTGCCCGACACACAACGTCGTCATAACGATGGGCTGGTCGGAAGGCGCGACACGCCCGCTTGCGGTTCGGCCATGGGAAGGCCCTGAAGGCGGTCCCTACGACTTCATGTATTTCACGCCGCTGGCAGACAACTTCATGCCGATCCCGCCGCTGTGGATCATGTACGACATGGACGATGCCGCAAACGAGTGGATGCGAAAGCTCATTCGCCGCATGAAGAACAGCAAGCACAATCTCGCCTACGAATCTCGCGCGGCTGACGATGCTGAAAACATCCTCGGCGCCGAAGACCTAGAGGCGGTGCGTGTGGATAACGTGAGCGGCCTGAAGGAATTAGACTTCAACGGACCCAAGACCGAAGACTTCATTGGTCTCAACTTCCTCACCGGCCAGGCGAACGACATCGCGGGCAATCCCGACCTTCTCGGCGGCACAAGCGCCGACTCAGGCACACTCGGGCAGGAGCAGATGCTTCTTGCCGGCGCGAATGTTCGAGTCACTGATGCTCGCGATCAAATGAATCAGTTCGGCGCGAATATCGCGCGAAAGTTCGCGTGGTATCTCATGCACGTTCCGGGCTTCAAGATTCCGCTCACTCGTCGGCCGGTTCCGGGAGTTGAGATCAATACCGAATACTCGCGCGAAATGATCGAAGGCGACTTCCTCGATTTTCATTACAACTTCACGAGCTATTCACGGCTTGAGATGGATCCCGTACAGCGATATCAGAAACTTGCTCAATTCACTGGCGAGATCGTGCCGATGCAGATTCAGCTTCAGATGCAGACGCAAGGCGCGTGGCCGGCACAGAAGGTGATCCGCATGATGGCTGATTATCTTGACATCGAAGGTTGGGACGAAATCGAGATGGACGAGATGGCGTTCCAGCGGACGATGGCGCGGATGGAAGCGTATCAATTCCCCGGCCAGGGTCAGTCGATGATGCCGGGTCAGGCAAGTGGACAAGGTGCGCAAAGTCGATCACCGCGCTTGGGTGGTAAAAATATGGGGATGAACGGACAGAATGCGTACGGTGCGCGTTCATCGAGTGAGATGACCAACGGAAGCAATTCGGGACGGCCGCAGAATGGTATGCTGACACCCTCGGGAGGTTGATACCTTGATCACCAGAGAACTCATCAAGCAGGAACTCGCACGCAGGCGTTTTATGAATCAGGGAGCGCCGAAGCACAAACGTCTGACTGTCAACCCAAAGAAAGTGCGTCGTATGATGCAGCGATGCGAACGTTAACGACCCGAAGCAAACAAAGAGAATAAGACATCTTGAACTGCGCATCGCCATGCGCGATTCTGAGATTCTTGCACTGAAGATGACGGCGAAAAAGGTCTGATAGTAATGCCCACCTATTTACACTATTGCGAACCCTGTGATCAGCGCCTCGAAGACACGCGAACGATCGCTCATGCGCTGAAGAACCACAAGTGCCCCGGCTGCGGCAAGCCCATGCCGCGCGACTTCAAGGCCGAGCACACGCACACGACCGCGCCCTCTCAGTTCAAGGAAGTCAGGTCCATTTCGCTCGGGGTGAATCCAAAGGACATCAGGGCCGAAGAAGCGAAAATGCGTCGTGAGGGGATTCCAGGCCGATTCGACAAGAAAAATGGGGATATGTTGTTTGAAAACGTCAAAGACCGCGATAAAGCTGCGAGGAAATTAGGATTCCATGTAACGTGATCGACGGTTACAATGATCGAGAACACAATCTTTCCCCTCCTCCACTGAACTGCTCCGATCGCCTCGAACACGGTCGGAGCAATTCTTAGAAAGACACTCTGCTGGTGTTGCTCATCGACACCACGCTCCTTTGAGACGCCGGCCGCTCCACCGCGGTCGGCGTTTTTCTTTTTCGTTTCGATGAACGATGCGAGCGTGATTGGTATGATTAAATCATGTCGCATCCTGCGAAGCCAATCATCATCACGGATGAGATGCAATCGCTCATCGACGATCACATCGCCGTTGCGTTTAAGACCGCACGTCGATACGCGAAGAAGCACCCGAGGTTGAATTCGGAAGAGTTCGTTGGTTACGCCTATTCCGGGCTTGTCGATGCAGCCAAGACCTTCGATCACGATCGAGGCGCGTCATTCGTAACACACGCATCATCACGATGCTGGTACGCGATCATTGATCACTTGCGCTTGCTGCGAGGACGATTCGGACAGAGAGCGTTTAATGAGGGAGTCGGGTGGGCCGGCGTCGATGAGAAGCAAGCGAGTCGCAACCCATTACTCCGCGCCTCTGTTGCAGCGGAGCTTCCTGACGACTCTGAAGATATCTGGTGGATGCGCCGCTTGAATCCGCAGTATCGCGTCATCCTGAAAATGTACGCCGACGGATACAAGATGCACGAAATAGGTAAACACCTTGCTTGCTCTGAGTCTCTGATATCGATGAAAATTGCAAAAATCAAAGGCGTTGTTAAACATCACATTCAAATTGGAAGACCAAAAATGCTAACACCGTCAATAAATACGAACGGACATCACGTCGAAGAACAGCAGCCACGACAACTCGTCAAGGTATCAGAGATGACGCCGGAACAGCGGCGTGCCATGTCAGAAAAAGTATCTACAAACGGCTCGATTCAAGATCATCGTGAAGCGCCGAAGACGCTTGTACGAAAAGACTCGTCAAAGGCGACGTGCCCATGTTGTAATGAGATGCAGGTACAGCGCGGTTCTGTGTTCTGCACGCAATGCAATCAAAGCAGTAAGGCGAAAGCGTCTGCCGGTGGTATGAAAAGTACATTCAAAGAATCCAGCGGCGGGCTTGACTGGTCATACGCGACGGATGAACAGCGAAGCGAAACATACAAATCACTCCGCGCGAAAATCGTTGATCGTCGCTCGTCGTGGATACGAAATAAGAAGGTCGAGCAACCTGAACCGCCGACGTCACCATCGTTGAGAATTGACGCAAGGCCCGTCGAGTCGATTCGTCAGGAGACAACGAGCCAGAAGATCGCATCTGTGACGATTCACCGCGACTTCACCGAGGTCCTGCGGAAGCTGGAAGAGCGGCAAAAGTGCGAAATCGACGCGCTGAATCAGAAATACGAGCGTGATCGTGACGCGATTGTGCGAGCGTACGAGATCATGCAGACCATTGGAAGGTGATTTGATCTGCGCAAACAACAAGCCCCGGTGCTCCGTGTAAACTCACAACACCGGGGCTTGCGTTGCTTTTCGCGTATTGCTATGCTCAAAGCTCAACAACCCATCGCACCGGCCATTGTAGAGCGGTGCAATCGCACGCACAAGGAGTTCGAGCGCGTTCTTCCTAAGATCAAATGAACGAGCGTAAATACCAATGGCCCGCCGCAGAATGACAACAGCGACACAAAATCTAATCCCCGGTGCTCCGTGTAAACTCACGACATCGGGCCGAGACGCAATGTGGGCTGCGGCTAACTCGATTCGAGAGAATTGAGCCAATCCCTGAAGAGCGCCTGCCGACGAAGGCGTGAAGGGTCGTTTGCGAATGTCGATTCCGCGCTGTCCGTGGACAGCTTAAATGTGAAGCCGAGTCGCAAACCGTGTGTGTGGAAAACTGACGACCTCTCAGTATCGAGGTCTCGGTAGGAAAAGCGGTCGTACGCGCGCATCACGCTAAAAACTTGACTTTCGACCGAATTTCTGTTTATGATTTGATCAACACCGCGCGAAAACGGCGATCAAGGATGATCGTGCTGCCGCGAAAACCACGGTGAGTACGGGCATGGAGGCCCGTGTCACATGACGACAACCGCAAATGCTGGCGATGCCCAGATCGGTTCCACCGTTCGACCTGGCTTGACGGAAGAAGGCCGCTCGGCGATTGCCGAAGCGGTCGATGCCGCCCGCCAGCAGTCCGAACGCGAACCAATCTTGGAAACTACCGCCGACGTTGAGGAATCAGCTCCAACAATCGATTCGGAGTCATCTGAAACGACTGGCGAAGAGTCAGGCGAGACCAAAGCACCGGAAACCACGGAACCGAAGGCATCTGAGAAGGCGCCATCCAAGACCGGGCCGGGACGCATGCCGCGCCGACAAACGAACGAAGCCGAAACTGAAACAGCCACGCCCGAGCTTTCGAAGCTCGAAAAGCAGGCGTTGGGTGCCATCAAGGATTTGAGTGCCGACGAAATCGCCGCTCTCCCTTTCGAGACGCAGCAGAAGATCGCTCGTGCTCGCATCCTTGACCGCCGCAACGTCGGCAAGAAATTCAGTGAAATCGGTCAGTTCATCGCGCAGCAGCGTGGTAATCAGCCCACACAGCAAGGGCAAGCGAATCAGACGTCTCCGCAACCCCAAAGTGTTGCTCCCGTCACGCCGTTGGCACAGGGCCAGCAGGCGCAAGCGGCGAGCGAGGAAACAATCCTCAAGGACTTTGGACTTCCGACGCGAAAAGACGCTGAAGATAAATTCAACGAAGAAGCAATGACGGGTCTTTACGACCCGCTCGTCAAATTGGCCTCGATCGTCCACGAGATGCGAAATCCGCCTCGACAACAGGCGGGGCAGCAGAACCAGCCAGGGCCTTATCAGCCCATCGGTACTGAAAACGGTGTCTCGTACAACGGTCAGCAGCAAAACGGACAGCAAGCACCCCCGGATTCCGCCCATCTTGAACGTGAGGTCATCGGATTTTTCGATGGCCTGGCGAAGAACGGCTGGGATGTAGAATACGGCGCGCCTGATACATGGCGTGCAAGTGCTCAGCACAATCAGCAGCGCAGCGTCGTTCTCGGCGAGGCGCTGGACATGATGGACGTTTCTGCGCAGATGGGCCGTCCCATGGAAATCGGCGAGGCGTTAGAAATCGCGCACTTTCGGAACAACTCCAACGAACTTGAGGCGAAAGCAATTGAAAAAGGCCGTCAGCAGGAGAAGGCCCAGAACAATCGCCTCAAAAACATGTCCGCCAACCCGCCCGGTCGCTTTACGCGCCCAGCGGAGCCGAAGCCGAAAAACAAGCGTGAAGAGGGTCGTGTCGCTGCAAAGGGCGCGCTCTCGGAAATCTTTGAAACGCGCGGCATCAAGCGGAACCATGAAACTGATGGAGTGATTTACTGAGCTGGAACCTCTGATTTGGCCGCTTGACGGAGATTAGTCAGATGCCTAACGGAGTTTCACGCGATGCGTTGTACGACATGATTGCGACAACGCTGGACAATTACGCGCCTTCCGGCGCATTCGAAATGATTCAAGAGTTCCCGCGGTACGAAGTGGTCAACCGCTGGATGAGCAAGGATCGCACGACCTTCACTGGTGGCAAGAGCATCACGCGGCACGTTGTTCTCGATGAGAACGGCACGGCCGAGATGGTGTCGCCGTACCAGAAGTTCGAAGGTGCTCAGGTCGATCTCATGCAAACGGTGACGGCGCCGCTGACCATGTGCAAGAGCGAGTATCACATTTCCCGCGAGGAAATGCTCGCAAACATGTCAGAAGAGCGAATCGTCAATCTCATCGAGGCCAAGCGCAAGCCGGCCATGATGAGCAAGTGCAACAAGCTGGAACGACAGGGCTTCGGCGTTCCGCAAAGCTCAGGTGATGCGCTCAACGCTTACGGCCTGCCGTATTGGATCTCACTCGGTCCCAACGGTTCTTACGCTGCAGATTTCGTCGGTCAGACGATTCGCTTCGGCGATGACTCGACCGGCACGATCAAGGGCGGTTTGGACGGTTCTACCGCAGGGAATTCGATGTTCCGCAACTATGCAGGGCTTTACACGGGGTTCAACAGCAATCTCGTGAATCAAATGCAACTGCTTTGGCTGAACCTCGACTTTCGTATGCCTCGGAACGTCAAGGAAACCGGGGAGCGCCCGTTCACCGACTATCGCATTTACATGTCTCTGGCGAACACCAGCAATTACATGTCGATGGCGACCAGCGGCAACGACAACCTCGGCCCGGACGTCAGCCCGTACGAAGGCGATTCGCTCGTCTTCAAGCGCACGCCGATCATCCCGATCAAGCTGCTCGACAGCTTCTCGGTCGCAGATGGTGGCGGCACCGCTTTCAATCCCGAACCGATTTACTTCGTCAACCACAGCCGTTTCCGCACGTTCTGCCAGCAGGGCGAGTTCTTCCGTGAAGACGGGCCGTACAACGACAGGTCTCAGCCGCTCGTTTACACGACCTACTTCTTCACGATGTTCCAGTTCCTCTGCGACAACGTGCGCGAGGGTGGCGCGGTACTTCACAAGCAGATCCCGAGTTCGTAATTCAAAGCTGATTACGCAAGTGCGGCCCTAATTGTGGGGCCGCACAGCGGGCGTAATCGCTATTTCAAACATAGGAGTCTCATTCAATGGCAGTTGCCTACAACAACGACAATATCGATATTCGTCCGGTATTTTTCACCGGCGATGTTGCTTTGAAAAAGGGCTATGCCCTTTGTTATGACCACGATGCGACAGCCGTGGCGAATCGTTCTTACCATGTCGAAAAGCCGTCATTCTCAAATCTGAATGCCTTTGCCGGCATTGTGGCCGCTGCATACCCGGCCAAGACCAATGGCCAGCACATCAAGATCGTTCGCCCGCAGCGCGGAACTCGCGGTATTACTGCGTGGACCGATCAAAACGTCGCTGCAAGCAGCGCACTCGGCCTTCTGCCCGATCAATTTGCGCTCGGCCGCTGGATGTTCGGCAATCAGCCGGTTGCACTTTCGATGGAAGCAAGTGACCGCAGCGCCACCGCCGGCGAAGTCGTGTGTCAGCTCGGCGACCTGAATGTTGGTCCGAGCAATGAATTCACGCATCGCCTGAGTCACTTCAATAACTTCCTCGGCGACACCGCAATTCTCGCCGAAGGCGCGACTAGCGCCGAAGTTGCAGCGGCCGGCTACACATTGGTTGGCACTAACGCGACGGCGATCTACGGATCGGCTGGTGTCGGTGAATTGGTCCTGACCCCCGCCACCACCACCATCGCCCAACTGGTTTGCGGCGGTGGCATGGCTTCTGTTGCTGCCAGTCTTCCGTTCCTGCTCTCGACGGGACGAACGGCGTGGTTCCGATCGCGCTATAAGTCGGCGGCTATCGACAACGACACCTTCTGTGGACTGGCGATCGACGGTTCCACCATCTCGGACGGCTCTCTTGTCGGCGCGCTGGACGACTATTTCGGATTCATCAGCAACGGTGATACCGATGGATCGCTTCACTTCGCGTACAACAAGGACAATGGCACCGACCGAATTTCGGCCATGAGCGTTTCGCTTGTCGCCGATACATACGTCGATCTCGGCTTCCTTGTCATTAATCGCAACAGCGGCACGACCGTGTCGAGCGGTGCGAAGGTAATTCGCACATACAACTGCGCCACAGGTGCTCTTGTGGCTTCGATTGATGCCAGCGACCTGTTCAACAATGACGAGGGAATGCACATGGCGATCGCCGGTATCGGCGGTGCCGCAGCCACGGCCATCACCATCGACCGCTGGGAAGCGGTTATGTCGATCTGATCTGATCTCATTCTCGCCTGAAGCCCCCAGCCCGGTGTATTCCGGGCTGGGGCTGGCCTTGATAGAAATCCATGCCCAAAGCCCGAAACATGACGCTGCCTCGATCCTCGCTTCGGTTCCGCCACCTGATCATCAGGACGGCCGAACAGCTTGGCTGCGCGTATTACGGAGACGACAACGAGGGCATTGCTCAACTGCCGGTCAACGCTCACGACCTCGATCGCTGCAAACGCATCGTCAATGATGCTTATGCGGGATTTGCGTCTTCAATCGTGGATCCAATCACGGGCAAGGTTCACATCTGGAGCTTCACGCGCCAGCACTATGAACTAACGTTTCGGACGACGGCTGTGGAAGGCGTCAACACTGAACTTGAGACACACCGGTACATCATGCCATGGTATTTCTCGGGCGAGGTTTATCGGGATTGGGCTTATGCGTCCGATCAATCGACGTCGGCATACGTCCGTGTCGTGTCGGTCGCGCGAATCGAAGAAATGTGGACCGGCCAGAGCGGCACGACGGGCACTCCGTCGTATTGCGGGTTCCGAGCATTGCCGATGGAGAGCAATGAAGCGGCATCCGGCAGACGATTCGAGGCCGTCTTCTACCCGGCACCATCGCAGGCATTGACGCTCAATATCACGCTGCGAGCAACGCCAGAGGCCCTTTGGGACCTCGATGACATTCACTTTGCTGGTCGCGATCACGATGAAACGGTCAGACGAGCATGTATTGCGCAGGCGGAACTCGATCAGCTTGGCATGGAAGGCGATCTGACGCGGGCGTATTACAAAAAACTTCACGACTCTATCGAGCTGGACCTGCGCGTTTCCGCGCCGAGGTCACTCGGTTTCAACCTCGATCGTGCGAATTACGACGACGATCTCACCACACCGCCCTATAAGGGCACAGTTGACAGTTACAATGGGTCGGCACTTTCCGGCCCGTAAGGAGTTACGGATATGACTACGCCTAGAAAT